ATGCAGTCGAAACAATAATATTGAGAACATTCTACACCATAGTCATCTAGTAGACCATACAGTTCGCTGTATTTTGCTATCATAGATAAGCAGTCGTAGTTAGAGCAGTACATTTCTTGTGGCTGCTTGTAAGATACTGGATCTTTCTTACGAATCAGATTCATAGTTTATTCCCATATCTTTTGGTTCAGTTATTTCATCTGGATCTAATACTTCTGAGTATTCAATGCCATCTAATTCATATTGCACAATCACATAAGAAGATGCTCTTTGAACAAGCCATCCCCAACATTTCTGATGTTCAATCCAGACAACTTCCATTAGATACTCCTTGGTGGGTCACCCTTTGCGCCTTCGAAAAAACACTTATATCCAAATTGCAAAATAACCTTACGCATTTCATGGAGGTACATCATAACACCATATCTCTTTTCATCCGACAGAGACATTATCTGATTTTCATAGACTCGTAATCCAATGTAACTTGGATTTTCTGTAATATCTATAACAATGCCAGTGTATGGAGGCTTCATCTCCTTCAACATTTTGATGCAAAGTTTATCTACCATCTTTCCATCTTTCTAGATATTTGCAACCAAGTGCTTACGTCCTTATGAGAGTTTCTAGCATTGTCTACTTTGCCATCAATAAGGAAGATGCCTCCCCAAACTCCCCAAGATTCTGTAGAGACTCCATAATCAAAACATTCTCTAATTACTGGGCAGCCCAGGCATAGTTCATCTACTTTGTTGGCAATTGTAACATCATTTTCATACTTATCAAAGTATTGTTCTGTATCCAGGCCAGCACATAGCGCCTCACTTGTCCATGACATATTTTGCTGGAACCTTCCATGTGCCGTTTTCAGAAACACCAATACGTCTAATTACCCGACCCCATTGGCCATTACGAAAACTTCCGTGCTTGTTGAAAAAAGCATCGCTATCCTTACGCCATTCTACAATTGTCCAACCGTCCCAATGTAAATTCGAACTGGCATCGACAATGCTGTGCGCCTTATCATAATCAACATAAACATTATTGTTCATGTCTATCCTTTCATTCAGATGTGTAAACTATCTTCTTGATTCCAGACTTTTTAATTTGTTCATAGCATCGCCAACATGGTCTGCTATTTCTATCTTGGCCTCTCTTGTTTACTCTGGCCACATAAATAGTAGCGCCACGAACATCCCCAGCCTTCTTGATTGCATCTGCCTCTGCATGAACAGAACAGTGAGTCTTGATATGTTCGCTAGATACTACGGTTGGATGATTTCTTTCTTTGTTAACACCAGTTGACAGAACTCTGCCACCTCTAACAATTACTGCTCCGTGCTTCATTCTACACTCAGACTGGCTGGCGAGATAAGAAGCAACGGAAAGATATGACTGGTCGCGCTTAGATATGGCGACCTGCTCCTTTGATAGCCACAATTTCTCCTAGATCTTGTATACTCTTACGTCAGTTCCACGGTTGTTCGCGGCACCAACTAGCGGATCGAAAAGACCTGTCTTATCAGACTTGTCTGATAGATATAGTACCATGTCGAACTCATATTCGTCAAACTTTTCTATGGCTTCTCTCTTAGGAATAATATAAAATCTTGGACGGATTCCCTTTTGCTTTAGAAATCTCTCAGACCTATTGATAAACTCTGCGGTAAATTGATTTGTCTTGTACCCGCCCACAGAATAAAGATTGATTTTCTTATCTTCTGGGGTTAGAGTTTCATCAATGGCAACTACTACTGCACGCATAAACGTGGAGTAGTCGTCAAACTTTTCAGTTCCGTTAACAACGATATTCATTATTCTCCTTCAATAATCTACCAGGCTATATAGTATAGCGGAACGGTGGTTCCTATAGCAAGTGCTGTCCCAGCATTGTTTTCAACATATCCTCTTGCATATCCAGCAGATGCTGCGCCATTAATGCCAGTATTTATCTGTCCAACATAAAGTCTTGATGCCGTCCCCCTACCCATAAAAATTATTCCATTAAGAGAAGTAGATCTACTTCCAGTAACATCAATGACGAAAAATCCAGCAACAGAAGATGTTGATACGCTCAGATTTTCTGCGCTGTATCGCGCTACTCTAGAAACGAATTCTGTGGTGGCTAATTGAGTGTTGCTTGTTCCTGCTGCCTGCGTTGTTGAAGTTGCAGCAACTGTTCCGCCAAACGATGCTGCTCCGGTAATATATGCACCACCAACGACATGTAGTGCGGAAGCAGGAGTAGATGTGCCTATACCAACCTCATTGTTTGCCGAATCTACAAACAGCGTTCCACTATCTACATTTAGATTTCCAGTTATTGCTGTACTTCCAGTAACAGATAAGAATGATGCAGTAGTAAGACCAGTAGAAGTGTTGACACCAAAAATCTCAGTAGATGCAGTTAACTGACTTGATCTAACAGAAAATGTTGGAGATATAAGTAAGTCTGACCATACAGAGGTGTTGCTATCGGAAATGAATAGTCGTAGGCCATTGTTTCCAGATGAATTAGGAGTGAAAAGTCTAATTGTTCTAGAGCCAGATGTAGTTCCTAATTGTATCGCTGCACCGCTCGCTGTTCCAGCGTATGTCGCATCTCCTAGACCAAGATATAGCCCATTAGCCCCTCCTAAAATTGCTGAGCCAGAAAAGAGAGTGCCGCTTGCTGAAAGATTTCTAGTGACCAGCGCCCCTCCAACAACATGGAGTGCAGAGGCTGGGGACGTTGTAAGAATACCTACTTCATTATTAGTTGCATCTACAAAAAGTGTTCCCGAATCTACATTGAGGCTACCACTTACAGTTAGGTTACTCAAAGTTCCTAAAGAGGTCAGGCTGGAATTAACGATGGCTGCGGGGAGCGTTGTGCCAGTGATTAGGGAGGCGTTAATACTTGACGCCGTTCCAGCGTGCGATGCGACGGTGGCAGATGCCACAGTTCCAGTTACTAGAGATCCAGCAATAGACGATGCTGTTCCAGCATGAGTGGCCACAGTTGCGCTACTAGATATTGTTGAACTTGCTGATCTATTAGCAAATCCAACAGATGCTGTAGTTATGAATGCTTGTACGGCGCTGGCCTGCCATATTGATGCAGAACTGTTATAGAATAAAAAATCATTATTATTTGGATTTGATGCAGAAACATTGTGTAATTCAAATAACTCTAAGCCATTTTGTGGGCTAAGAAAAATTTGCCCAGCATTGGCACTTTGCTTGATTGAATAGCCTAGAAAAACCAAATGATTTGGTGCGTATATTTTTTCAGATGTGAACTCTCCTGGCGTGGAAGAAAGCCACAATTGAGTTCCAGGTGCATAAGATGCTGTATTAACATCTTGTATTATACCGAACGTAGCAACAAAACCTTGAGCACCATTATTAATCTGCTCAGCCGTCATTCCTAAAACTTTGGTTGACGTAGACTCAGCGTTCGATGTTGCCTTCGTTATTGAAGGTCGCTGACCTTGAGCGCCAGAAATATATACTACCGTTCCCTTCGGCATGGCAGATCCAGTGCCATTGTAACAATATGCAACCTGCTCCTGACCGATATCAAGGTTGACATTTCCACCTTTTAGACCAACAGTAAGAGTTCCTTCACCATCCGACCATTGTAATCTTGCTACCGATGCACCAGAAATAGGATTAAGAGAAAAGTCTATGTAATCAGCACTCAGACCGTAGGAGGCAGTAACATTGTGAAGACTATTCCACTGTGAATTAAAATATAGCCTCAGCACATTGGATGCAGTATTGAAATACATATTTCCAATTGATGCTGAGGACGGATCGCTTGTCGCACTATGTAGTCCAACTGGCGTTAAAAATCTTCTAGACATTGATTATCCTACAATAACTACTCTATAATTCGTGCCAGTAGTTGGCGCGGTGTCGAATCTAATTGTAACAGCATTTGTTGATGTTCTTTCAACATCAGTCTCTACGGTGTCGTATGAGTTTCCATCTGCATATACATTTACAGCGACATCTCTTGTTCCAAGATTATGTGTTAGGACGAATGCGGCAGAAGAACTATTGCCAGAAATTGCATGAGAACTCTTTCTAGCAATCTGATGATAGTTTGTTCCATCATTTGTTAGTGTCCACAGATCGCTAGTTTCGTTCCAAAGCACAGAAACATTGAGCGATGTTCCTCTTTCAACTTCCAGTCCAGCATCTAGGCTTGGGGCGGCAGTTACATTTGAATTTAGAACTACTATGTTGTCCTCAACAATCAACTGCTCTGTATTAAGTGTGGTAACAGATCCAGATACAGTTAGATTGCCAGCAACGGTAAGATTATTATTGACTGTTGTTGTTCCGGTTGCGGCACCAATTCCAATGGTTGTTGCAGCACCACCAATATTAAGAGTGGTTGCGTTGCCATTAAAGAGTGTGGCTGTGCCAGTTGATGTAGTGGTAATGTCAGCACCATTGACCGCAAGATCTCCAGATACTGTCAGTGCAGCAAAGGTTGGAGAGTCTGAGATTGCTACTGGTTGTCCGATAGAGATTACATTAGTTACACCTTCACCAGTTCCACCAGTAATATTTACACCCGTGGATGCGGTAAGTGCAGCAACATAATTTCCAGTTGTGTCTGTTCCAAGTGCAACAGAATTAGTGGCCACACCATTTGCTATGGTTGCGCTGGCAGCAAGACCAGCAAGCGTTGCAGTAATTGTTCCAGCAGAGAAATTGCCTGAAGCATCTCTTGCGACAACCTTAGATGCTGTATTTGCATCTGTGGCATCAACAGAGATTGCTGGCGACCATCCTTCTCCTGGCGTTCCAGAAACTATGATGTATGAACTAGCAGTTACATCTGCAACGTAGTTTCCAGTTGTGTCTGTACCAAGGGCCACAGAGTTGGCGGCAATGGTTGTAGCAATAGAAATAACATTATTGACAACGGAACCGCTTCCAGTTACATCTCCAGTTAGGGCTACAGCATTAGCAGCAGCACCACCAGTAGAAAGATTCTGCCAGGTAGATCCATCATAAACTCTTATAAATCCGCTACCCTGATTGAAATAAATTCTACCTGCTATGCCAGATGGATCGGCAGAGGCATTTTGGATAACAGCATTCTGCAACTCATTAGTGCTAAGATCAAGATCTACTAGGAATCTTTTGGCCAATGGATTCCACTCCCTATAAAGAAATTAAGTGCTATGAAAATTATAGCATAATTAGTTAGTAAACCTACCGCCCCAGAAGTCCCTCTTCATGACATTATAGTTTACATAACCATCTGGAATTGCTGCCAGACGGCACTTACCATTTTCCTCTACTTGGAACGCTATGATGTGACATACACCATTACCTTCAAAGTGTGAGCAGTTCCCGCACTTGACACCAATCGCTGCCTCTGGATTTCTCTCTGGTGGATCGTATCCTGCCCAGATCCCACTACCATCTTCATCAAACTTGCCATATTTTTCAGCAATTGCCATCATTGCATCGTGAAATTCTTTTTCGTCTGGTGTAAGTTGTTCGTAAAGCATTCCGCTATCGTCCTTCTTCATGTTAGATTCGGCGGCGTAGAGGGCACGCTGTTGCTCAATTGCTGCTCTGCGTGATGAGTGTGTTCCGCGAACAGTCCCATCTGGACCAACAACTGAATATCCAGACTTACCTCTGTAGTTTTGTCTAATATCGTATGGCATTTTTCCTCCTGTGGAGCAGGGCGGAATTGAACCGCCGTGCCACTAGTTTATTTCTAGTCCTAACGTTGTGTTGCTGTAACTACTATTGTACTACGAATGCAATCTTCTGTTCCCACGCGATTGCGGCGCGGCACTATCATGCTGCTAGTGCGAAGGCGTTTTGTGAGTTGCCGTTTATTTTGTTTGTTAGTTTTGTGCGACTAGAAACTTGCTAGGGTCGAAACCTTTCTGCCCCGTGCTTTGTGGCTTAGGCTTTGGCTTAATCCTATTTTTTTGTGCATTCATGTGAATAAGTTCAATAGCCTCAGACCACTTGTACTTCATCATAAATAGACTTAAGTTTTTTACAACTACTTCGTAGTTCTTAATTCTTTCCTGTTGTCTAACTTCTGGATCTCTAAGTTCTTCTAAATGCCTGATCCAGTCGCGTGGCTTCTTGGCTATCCTACCACATCCCATTTCTGCAAGATCGCGGTATTCCTGGGTGTCTGATGCAACGAATGGAATTCCGCTCAGGGCATACTCCATACCCTTTAGACAACTCTTTGCTTCATTGAATGGATTATTGGTCAGTGGTACGATGCCGATATCGATAGGCATGAACAAGTTTCCATAGTATTGTGGTCTTACTCCGACATATCCAGACATTCTATCTGGATTAAAGCCTGCCTCTTCAGCGAACCACTTCTCTCTTGTTAGAACAATGCCAGAATGATGAAACTTAAGATCATATTTTTCTAGAAATGTTTTTAGTGGTGCTCCAACTTCTTTAATATCTTCAACTCTCCATAGCATGATTCCTACCCAGCCAATTGTTGGCTTCCAGCCAGAGAAATCTTGCCTAAAATAGAAAGTTTCTGGAATCAGTGAATTCGGAACCCTATAAACATTATTATTGTGTCTTAAAGACTTTTGCTCAAGAAACTTAGTGCTGGCGATAATGCCATCAACCTTTGAATAATTATTGATAAGAAAGTTTCTATTGTTGTCTGGAGAATTCTTAGGGTCGGTGGTATGGAATGCCATATTGTCTGGTGGAAGTTGTTCAAAGTGATCATCGGTATCAATGATAACAGTCTGTCCGTACTCTCTAGCCTTGGTGATATATTGCTCAGAATCCTTGTGCATAAATAGTTTTAGAACAATTGCGTCAAGTTTATCAAAACACTCATCATATTTTGTTACGATTCCAGCCTTTCCAAACTTTAGTTTTTCAACTGGAGGAACTATTACAAACCCCTCGCCGTCTTTCCATCCTATTTCTCCTACGCCAACCTCATGACCAATTTCTCTAAGACCATGAGCAGGAATCATGCATCTCATGTGGGTGCAGCCACCAGGTTGAGCCTGAACGTGGTCACCCCAGTCGGTAGACCCAAAACCAATCCGCATGTTGTACCTTTCTGTTTGCACATATTGTACCAGTGTCTCCATCAAGAATCGAACTTGAACTAAGGGATTATGAGGCCCTTGTGATAACCATTTCACTATGGAGACTATGGTGTGGCGGGAGTGTTGCCGCACATTTGATTGTGTTTCTCCCGCCACACCTAGTATATAAACTATACTTTTTTAGGAGTGCATTTACCAGGGAATAATGACCACCCTATATTGAATGGTACAATCACCCATGAATATGTCAATCCAGAGCCCCACAGTGAGTAATACATTCCTGCATTTACATACCATGAGTCTTTCTTAAATGAATATCCATAGCCCCAGTTATGCATTCCATCTTTCAAGAAATGCTTTCTTACAATTTCTGATTGTTTTTTCTTGTCCAGCATATTGTCTCTGGACCACCATGATTTTCCAGACCATGCACTTGTCTGAATTTGCCAAGTGCCTAACGCACCTGTAAACCAAGGTGAACTTTCTGTAAGCGACTGATGCTTAGATTCACGCCAGGTTATCGCCCAGGCTCCTCTTAGCATCCCAGGTCTATTAAAACCTGCGTTAAACAGAATCTTTGCCTGCTTATCATTACACTTATTTGGCAGAATCCAAACTTTCTTTTCATCTGCCTTTCTTTCTAATGCGTCAGCGGTGGCAAAGTTTCCCGTACCTTCCGCCAAGGGCGCAGACTTAGCATACGCCATGCTTGGTGCAGCAATAAAAGTAATTGCCAAAACTGCAGCGGCAATCCAATCTACTGCTAAACCAATTTGGTTTTTTGTCGTCATATTGACCTCCTTGGGCGGCAACTCTACTAGAATATCACGGATAGAAAACAATTACAATAAAAATACAGCCCAGTGAGTGGAGAATAACGGAGTCGAACCGATGACTGTTCCTTGCAAAAGAACTGTTATACCATTTAACTAATTCCCCTTAGTGGTCCCTGACGGATTCGAACCGCCGACCTTTTCGGTGTAAACGAAACACTCTACCGCTGAGTTAAAGGACCGTGCGAGCCTCAGATCGGATTCGAACCGATGACTTGCCGCTTACAAGGCGGCTACTCTGGCCAACTGAGTTACTGAGGCTTGGAGCGAACGATGGGAATCGAACCCACACCGTCTGCTTGGAAGGCAGAGGCACTACCATTATGCAACGTTCGCCTAGCGCCCTTGGCTGGATTCGAACCAGCGACTAATGGATTAGAAGTCCACTACTCTATCCTCTGAGTTACAAGGGCTTGGTTGGGCGGGTGGGATTTGAACCCACGATACACGGCTTATAAGACCGCTTCCAAAACCAGACTAGGATACCGCCCATCGAATCATGCAGATGATTCTGACTTAGGGTTAATTGTATCCCTTTCGTCTATAATGTCAAGGGCTTTTTCATAAATGGAGGCTTCCACTTTATTAAAGTGATGACCGCAGAAATATAGACTACCAGTTTCAAATTTAATTAATACAAATGCTTGTGCTGGACAGTTTCCATGATCACACCGATCCAGTTTGGTAAGAATTCCGTGGCTGGGCTTTTCAGTTGTTTCGGCCTGCATGACTGCTGTTTCCACAGCACCTCCTTGTGTATATGACTATTTTATCATTGTTGATATTACGCTGCGGGACTAGGATTCGAACCTAGACAAACAGTTCCAAAGACTGTCGTGCTGCCATTACACAATCCCGCACTATTCTTCTGTTTCGTCCCACCTGATTATCATTGATGCATAACGCAGACCCTCAAGAAACCATCTTATTCTATCCATATCGTTATCGTTTTCTTGTGGGTAGTAAGAGTTTATCGCACTCTCTATTTGAGATGCAAATATTTCTCGCCAATGTTTTTGGCATTCATCGTTAGTGTGGATTTCCATTTTCTCTCATAAATCTATCGGCAAATGCCCAGCCAAATACCACGCCGATAAATAGTATCAAAAGTTTATTTTTCATGTCGGAATGAAAGGATTTGAACCTTCGACCCCTTGCTCCCAAAGCAAGTGCGCTACCAAACTGCGCCACATTCCGTGACCCATATGCTAGCGGGTAACTACACCATCCTCAGGTTTATCTGCACTATAGCGTACTGAAATAAGGAATGCTAGCATATGGGGGTCTATGTTGTACTATCTTTTCTAAAGGCAAATGGAGATTCCTGCCACATCTTTTCCATTCTCTTTGCTCTTTCTACGATTGTTCTGGACCATGAAAATCCAGCGTCGCCGCCCCATGCTTCCCACATAATTTTTCCATTAGATGGATATCCAGGTTCACCAGGGCTGAATCCTTGACCCTGCTTATCAACCTCGTGTCTGGAAAAATAAGAATACATTCTTTTCACCGTATCAAGCGAAAGAGGCTCTTTATTGGCAAGTTGTCGTGCGCGGGTCCATCCTACTTGTGTGCCCGCACCCTTTGCCTTACCTTCCTCTTTCCACTTAATTGCGCGGCGGCCAGCGGCTACCATTGCATCAGTTGGTGTATATGTCTCTGCCATAGGTCTATTGTACCACTTTTGAGCAATAGTCATACATCACAATTCCAGATGCGGTGCCGACATTTAAAGATCTTACCGAACCATATTGTTGAATATATACTATGTCATCGGCAAAGTTTAGTACGTCATGCGAGAGGCCCCGCCCCTCTTCACCAAAAACCATAACAGACTTAGGAGACCAAGAATATTCATTGACTACCTTTGCATCTCCCACATTATCAATGGCAACGATACGATAGCCATCGTTCCTAAGACTGATAAGAACGTCCATAATGTTGTCGGCATGATGTACATGCTCGTAGTGATGCGTTCCAACAGCCCCGCGTTTGTCCCATCTTTTGATTCCACAACGAATCACCCTCTTCCCAAGAAATGCATTGCAATTTCTTACGACATTAGAAAAATTAAAATCTCCATTTATTCTTTCTACCACCACAACAAACTCATTGCGCTTAGCATCTAAGTTGGCGCGGATAGCATCATCATGCCAGTATTTGTAAAAATCCGTAACGTTTCTAGTATCTGTTGTCAACTGCTCCACCCATAGTATAGATGAAATACATCATCGATTTCTCTTCTTCTGACAGTTCATCAGAAGAGTACCATAGGTCTGACTTGTCAGTCAAATAAATTAATGTCTGTCCATCATCAGTAATCCTAACATCAATAAAGTTTTTAAACCATAGTGATGAGATTAAATCTGATTCAGTTATTCTTATTTGCTTGACCAACTCTTCTTGCTCTTTGTAAAACTTTTTGGTAAAGCGATACACTGGCTCACCAAGAATATTTTGTGATACTTCCACAATATATTCATTGTGGACTAGCCAATCAATAATTTTATCTGGAAGATCCATTAGCCCGCCCTTCTAGCAAAACCTAAAATACAAGCATAGCAATGATATATTTTGTGATCACACTCATTTGACTTACGCTTGGCCCACCCAGGAAATGTGCGTGGCTGCGGGTCTGAATGGCATACCGAACACATTTCTCCTGGTAGAAGAATTCTACCAGACATACAAACGCTACATACTTTTGGGCGGTTACGTTTCCTAACCCTTTTACGGTCTACAAAATTTGATCTAGGTGGTGGGTCTGGAATGGTCCCATCTGCAAGAGGTATTCTGTCGCTCTTCCATAGATTGCATTGCTTGTGAGCCAATCTTAAATTAGAGATATTCCACGTTCCGCCTTTAGAAAGTGGAATCCAGTGGTCTAGTGTTCTTTTCTCTTTCTTGCCAAATTTGTTTTTACAGATAAAACACAGATCGCCGTCTCTTTCTATCAGCATCTGTATTGCTTCCTGTTTACCCTGCCAAGTTATTTCAATCATTAGATCATCCCTATGTGCCAATCATTTCTAGGATCATTCATAACCAGAGGTCTAATAATATTTTCAGGATTGGGGGCGTTCGCCTGCTCAATCCTTTTATCTCTAATTAGTTGCTTATATGTGTGAACTTCTATCTCTACTTCTTTGGCTTCTCTCTTAGTGCCAATAATTGAATTATAAAGAGCACCACATACAGCATCAGAGAGGTCTTTAGAACCTTTTCTTGGATGGTCAACCTTATCACGAATAATTCTTAGTTGCAAGAGTTCGTCTATCAATAGTGGTATTCTGGGGCCGACAATTCTTTCTTCTCCTACAAGCATTGCCATGTCATCATAGTGCTTCTTCCCAACGGAAAGAGTCTCTGTGTTGACTCCAATCATTCTGAGTTCAGACTGGATATCATGAGACTGCCATCTATCGAATGTCGCCTTTTTGATATTAAATCCACGACTTCTAAGATCGACTATGAATTGCTTAACTTCTGAGAAGTCTACTGATTTGTCTGAGGTTGGTGTCCACCATCTAACACAATCTACCATAGCAATAGGACTAACAACTTCGTGGTTTAAGAATGATTTGATATGCACCCATCTATCGATATGTGCCATAGCGACAGCACAATGGTCATGCTTTTGTGCAAGGTCAACGTGAATAAAATATTCTTTATCCTCCTGCGGCTGGAAGAAATCATAGAATCTTCCGAACTCATCTACACCGTTATAAGGCTGATTAAAGCATGTTTCTATCTTGTCCCTTGATTTAAAGAAAGCATCTACTGATTCTGGCGGCATACATGCAAAACGAGATAGCGCATCTACTGGATTTGTAAAGAACGCCCTCTTAAAATCTTCAATTGTTCTGGTTGGATTGACCTCCCACGTTGGCCTCTTTAGCGCAAACATCCTTGGAAATCTATAGGCATTAATACAATCTTCTTCCCACTGAATTATAAATTTGTTTTCTTGTATCGAATCTTCCAGTTCATCATCAATCTTAAATTCGTGCTCTCTGACTATGACATCTTTATCGGCTATAACAGAATCGTATCTTTGCTGGATAAAGTCCCCCTTAAATCTTGGGAATGAAAGTAGAATAACCTTCCCATAGTCTGGAAATCTAGAGTCTACTGAGGCCCTATACATATCATAGATTGCTTGTGCAGTTTTAGACTGATCGTTGCCACTTGTTGACTCCATACTAAATCCAGAGATCTCATCAAGAATCACACAGATTACGTTGTATCCCTCCCAAGATTCTCTTTCAGAGTGGCCTGAATGACATGTTACTGACTTATCAAATGCCACGGCCTGTGCGGTAACACTATACTTACCCTGAAACCAAGGAGAATCCTCAATGCGCTTACGAAATCCCTTGAAGAAAACATTCTTAGCCTGATCAGCATTGATAGCAATATTAATAATGTCGATTGCATCTCCAGGCGGCTTGCCATAATACTTTGCGGGATCTTTTAGGCAGAGCAGGAGATACACCATATACGCAACCGCAACAGTTGACATGTAATCTTTTCCAGATCCCTTGCCAAGTTGTAGGATCACTTCATTACAGGTTTGCTTATATCGTTTTAGACCGCCGTCTTCTCCAAAAACTCTGATCAAAGTGTCTTTCTTATAGATCTGTGTCATAGCCTTGATGCATTGATATTGGTGTTCTGAAAGGGGCGGCAGGCTCAGATACCTATCGCTAGTAGTAAATTCTTCTATGGATACTGGAATCTCATCGAATTCATCACCATCAAGTGCTTGTAAAAAATCATCAAACACTAGTAGCCCTCAGCCTTGCCCGTAACTTCACTAAGTCTTTTAGAAACTTCTTTTCTGCAATGAGCGCAGTCAGCAATTACTTCTTTTAGGATGCCGACAAGAATCTCTTGCTTTCTTTCAGTCTCTACAATCTGGTCTGCAATTTCATTGTTCTCAATCAGGCCAGCCTTTTGAAGCATGTCAATTTGCTTCTGCTGTATGTCTGCAATAAGTTTTAGCGCGGCTGTCTTGTGTGACAGTGCCTGAGTTTGGTTTGCCTCTTCAACAACTTTCCACGCTTCGGCAATGAGCATAGAGTAGTGATTATCTGCACCAGCAAGCGCCTCCCTTGCACGATTTTGAATTAATTTGTCGCTGTGAACAACGGAACGCCACTCGTTCAGATATTCTTGAACCTCTGTTCGCTTAAATCCAGTTTCTCTGGCGATGTGTGTGGGATTGGTTGTGCCTTTGAGAAATACCTCAACAACCTTATTAATTCTTTCCCATCTATCTGCCAACTCTAATTCAGGCAACTTTCTTATTCCTCTTCTTCTTCGACCTAGCCACACCCCGTAGTTGCGAGACGTAGAAAGACCTGTACCGCCCGTCCGAACTTAGACAGTCTATCCAAGTTACTTTCTTTTCATCATTGTGAACCATTTTGATGAACTTGAAAGTGCCGCGTTCGTATTTAAACCTTAGTGGTGTACCTATGGTAATTTCATCCTTGCCATGCTTCATTTCGTAGAAAACTGAAATATGCTGATTGAAATTATATGGGGCATTAACTGCACCAGACTTCTTTTTGTTAGCCATTATTTCACCACATTCATTATAGCACCTAAACCGAATGCCCGCCGTTGCGGGTCGGTGACCAAACCATTCCTGGCCTATCTATTCCTCTAATCAGACGGTATCCACAATCGTCACACTGAGCGTCATCTCTATTTTGCATAGCAACCATTTTCTCATGGTCGGTATCGCAGGCTGGACAATAATAGGTATATATGGGCATTACCTGTCTCCTTGAATTGCTATCTTCAATAATACCAGATAGCCCATCAGGTCGTCAATATCATTATCGCCTGGATACGCATGGCCGCGCACGAATCTGCTCAACTTATCGTCTATTCGAACCTTCAGTTGCTCAACATTATCAGATTTAGAAAAGATTCTCACTGGTTCTAGTGCGGAGTTTCCATATGCTCTATTTTTTCTAATCAGCATGTCGCTCATATCATCACATACCGCACGAATCTTTTGCTCTGTTTCATTTTGTGGAACTATTGCTAATTCTGGCTTGCTGGTCATGTGACCCTGATCAAAAGACGGATACCTATACATTGCATCGTGATTAATTTCTTTCACTTCCAACTCCTTTGATTTCTTATAAGACCAAATTCTACTAGATATCTATATATGGTTTGATGACTGGTATTACACTCTTTTGCTATCTCTTCTACAGTTTTTTTATCTACAACGTATCTCTTGGTAAGCCAAGCCCTGCTTTGATATAGTTTAGCCATTTGTCACCAACTTATTATATGCATAATATGCAATACCCATAGCGTCACCGACATCATGATCAGAGACAGAAATATCATATTTATTATTGAAGAAGTCCATCGTTCTTTGCTTTCTCAACTCTCTAGTCTTGTTACGATACCATGAGTCAGTCTTGCCTGGAAACTGATTTCTTAGCGACTCTTTTTCCTGCTTTGTAAAGTTTTTGTTACCAATAAACGGCTGCCATGCACTAGGCGGAACAGTGACAATCATATCCTTGTTATCTGCCAAACTAGATATTGTTGCTCCAACAATCATTGCCATTCTTATTGCTACATCCTGCGACTTCACCATGATTGCAGACTCAATGCAAACATAATCTACCTCAAAAATCGATCTACTGGCATATACCTTTTTGTGTGAATCAATAATTTTATCATAAATAGACGCGCCATTAAAGTTAATTTTCCCCCAAGATACTGGCTTGCCATCAAAGACACAGAAAGCCACGGAATTGGTAGACGAGTCGATACCAAGAACTTTATTTGCTTTTGGCCTTATTAACTTTGCTATTGATGACATCAATCATCTCCCGTATCTTGTTATCGTTGTGATCTTTTGACGCTTTCTCGCAAGCACCACATAGATTAGATGAGTTATATCTACTCAGTGCTCTTTCGCATTTAACACAACATCTTTTTACGCCAGCCAGCCTTGCCTTATTTTCATAGTATCTTTGCATAATTCTTTTATTTGTTGCTCCACGACAACAAATATTGTCACAATATTTTTGGTTCTTCTTTTTGCTTTGAAACTCTGTGCCACAGAATCCACAGACCTTAAAGTTTTCATTATTCATCCACGCCAACCTTAAGGTTGTCGATCTTTACGCCCTTAGGTTCCATTTCGTTGCAAATATTCATTACTGGACATCCCTTGCATTGCCAAGTAGATTTGGTGTACCCGCGCTTGACATGAGTGTTATTTTTCCAGGCATCGTACACCTCTCGCATCCACTCAAAAACATACTCAATGTATTCCTTATTCTTCTCCGACATTACAACTGGTATGCCAATCAACTCATTAGAGTTCTTATTCTCATACAAAAGAAATCCTTCTTCTACATTTTCTATTTTCATATAAATCAGAATTTGTAGCAAGTGGCTATTTGATGGCTGCATTTCCTGTTGTCTTTGTATGAAATACTGATCCTTAATTGTTTTTATTTCGCCAACTATCTCTTTACCATTAAACTCTAAGATAACGTCTGCGAAACCACGAACTGGCGGATCACTATTTCTTATTTCTCTTTCACACTCCTTTAGAATTCCAGTCTTTTCTAGAGCCTTCTGGATTCGTGTATGAGCGTCTGTGCCGCTATCCATCGATGCCACGTTTAGGGCTGGAGTGTGCTGAGTAAAATCTCCCCCAGTGAACGCTAGAGTCCAATATCTCGCGCAGGTTCCATGACCATAGCCTAGCGTGCTAGGGGCAAAAGAAGACTTCTTCTTATATTCTGTTTCTGGCCTGTTTGATTCATAAGATTGATAAATCATCTTAACCAGTTTAGCCGAATCTAACTCTGTTTCTTTCGGTCTATTTCTTAATGATGCTATTAAATTCTTTGCCATGTTTATCCTAAGTTTAATCTTGCTACATATTTCAAACTATCAACCAGTTTGTCAATTGAATCCTTCATTGTGTAGTAGATATTCTTCTTTATATTATTTGGAGTTCCAGAAGATCCCTTTGCCAATGTTGAATAGTATGTTGCAAGTATACCAAACTTCGCTGACATGGCTTGTAGTTTGGCAATCAGGACGACCGCCTGCGTTGGTGGCACATCTGGCTTAGACATAATCTTTACGATAATTGCAAGGCACTCATCAATATCTGGATCACTAAGAAATTCATGTACTTCGTTGAATTCAGATATTGAATTAATTAAATCAATCGTGTTTTCCATTTTCTACCAATTCTTCTAGTTTAGACCACTCTATAACTGCCAACCTAGTCTTTCCACCTAAAACTAAAAGCAGTGCTGGATCTTTAGTCTTATCGGTTCTTAAGGTATCCGTTACGATCTTTGACCAAGTTGACTGACTAATGGAATAAGACTTTGAGTATTCCTTAACGTCTACAATAAAGTTTTCCCAGGTTGCGTCAGACTTCGTATATTGACCACGACCAGAATTTTTGTGAGCCTTGCCACCGATTCTTTTTATCTCAGATCGTTCGCTCATAGCCCAGCCCTTCCAGCGTGCCCATTAATGCATGTCCATGTTATGATTCTTTCTCTTTCGTTAAACTTACCTAAAGTAGTTAATTCGTAGCATCCTTGTTCTGGACATGAAAAAGAACCTTCTAGATCAATGAGGTCATCATCTTCTTGCGTATTGTTTGATGATAAGAAATCTTTTGGGTCTATCATACTTTTCCGTACACCTCTTCACTTAGTTTGTCGTAGAGATCAAGGTCTTCTCTCACTGCTGCAATTACATTGGCGCGGCCCTGGATTCTTTGACCGAATACCGTATACCATGCGCCACCCCTCTCAATCACTCCCATCATTTCAGCAGTATCAACTAGGTCTGCAACTTGGTCCACTCCAACGTGGCTTCCCTGGAAATAAAAATCATATGATCCAGTGATAAACTGTGGACCAGTCTTGTTGTAGTCGATAGTCCAGTTTACTGGCCTGCCAACCTTCTGCTCAATTAGTTTATCTCCTACCGCAACACGATCTTTAATTGATGAAGCCTCAGATTCGCTTGACCACAACTTAATAATCGTGGACGAGAAAAACTTGACGGCCATTCCACCTGTTGGAATATGGCTAGCGTGCATTGTTCCGAACTGATTTCTCTGCTGAGAAATGAGAATAAGAAGAGTATTGTTATTGACATAATTTAGCATCTTGACGGCATGAGTCATGTCCTTTGCTTCGGCACCTATTTGCTTAGTGTCCTGTAACTGTTTTAGTTCAGAGCCGTCCTTTTCAAAGTAGATCGCGGGAAGCAGGGCTGAAATAGAATCTACAACGAGAATGTCTACTCCAGATTGAATTAGTTGTGTCCCAATATCTACCATGTCATTAATAGTTTTTGCTGTGGAATAGATAAGTTTTGTCGAATCCACTCCTAATCGCTCTGCCCATTCTGGAGAATACGACTGTTCTGCATCGATCCACGCACATGTTTTTCCATTCTTCTGCGCGTCTGCAATAATTTGTAGACAAAAAGAGGACTTGCCAGCACTCTTGTTGCCCCAGATAAGAACTTGACGACCATATGCCAAGCCGCCCTTTAGTGCAACATTCAGAGATAGGCTTGGTGTCTTTTGTTTATGTATTTCTACTTGGTCTGCTGGTCCCACTAGTTTTCTTATTTTGGGGTCTAGTTTTGCTAGTATTTCTTCCATCACTATCTCTGTCATAAAAATGATTCTCCAATGTCTCTGCTAACTCTTTTATATGCGGCTCGCGGCTCTTTTTTAGTTTTGTAATAATTGACATCATCAAGTCTTCATCATGGCTTCTAATAACCATTAGCATTTCGCTATCTGAGCCATAGAGAAAGTATCCATTGACTGTCATATTATATCATCCACGCACACCGTGCAGGCGAGGCCGATCCTTATTGATTCCAGCCTTCTTCCTTAGAACCTTATGAAGTGATGCAGTAACTACGCCTTCATTGTAAAGTCCATTGTATAGGTCTAGAACCCTGATAATAATATCTGCCAGTTCCTCTACGACGGCCATCTGCCCCTTGTCTTTCCTCAATGCCTCTAGAACTTCAGTGGCTTCTGAGTGAATCATTGCTATTTGCTTTGCGTAAAAAATAAAACCATCGTCGGATTCGCGTAGGGAATCTAGTGGCCCCCAGAATCCTTTTTCTAATGCTGTTTGATGCAGTTCTGCTGCTAAATTATCTAGATTCAAGAATCTCTCCATTCGATACTGTTAATTGCCATAGTGCCATCATCAAGTTCTTTCATCACTACCTTAGTGGAAGAGCCTGGCTTCAATGACATACGAGCCTGTGTATATATTTTAGGGAACGCTACGGCAGAAATCAAGTTTTTATCTTCTTCTGCGAAGACAACATTTGCCATGTTGTCACCCTTCTTTGTCTTTCTGCTAGAGAAAGAAACTACAAAATATTCTCCATCTACCAGTGGTAGATTGGTGGCAGTAATGTATCTAGAAAATCCAGAGTCTATCTTCTTTAGTTCCTCTGGAAGAACATATTCCGCAATTCTATTATTACTTACAAGGAATAGGTACATCTTACCAGACTCAATCTCTGTATCTTCGTCATGAAAAATGCCAGCGGTTCCAGTCTTGTCTACAACCTCAACTCTTGACCAACCTTGGCCACGCTTAATGGACTTTACCATAGCAAGGATAATAAAAGAGCCACGCTCATCATAGTCATCTAGAGTTTTAATGTAGGCATCAAGATACCTTGGAATATCTGCATTAAATTCTGGCACGTTAAGATACTCGTACAAATAATTCTTTTCCTCACCAGTACGAGGATTGTCGTCAAAGGCCAGCGCACCGATCCTGTTCAGAACTGCCACAGCACGGCTGTTGATGCCAGAACCCTTCGCTGATGAAATCTCTAGAAACTGTTGATAAGATGTAAACGGCCTGCTTTCCATTATCTTGTTGGCGATATTCTCTGACACATACTTGATATTTCCAAGACCAAATCTAATAGAGTTTCCAGAAATGGCAAAGTCAGTCTCTGACTCGTTAACGTGCGGAAGAAGGATTCTAATTCCCATTCTCTTGGCCTCAATTAGATACTCTGTTCTAGTATCTTTGTCTGACTCATTCTTCAGTAGGGAATACATGAATTCCAGCGGGTAGTAGTGCTTAAGCCATGCGGTCCAATAACTAAGCATGGAGTAGGCGACAGCATGGCTTTTGTTAAACGAGTATCCAGCGTGGGCTTCGAAGTCGTGCCATAGTTTTTCTGCCGCCTCCCTACTGATATGCTCAGAAGCGCCATCAACGAACTTGTCCTTAAACTGATCAAACTCTTTGGCGTCCTTTTTCTTGCCAATAATCTTACGAACCTTGTCTGCCTCTGCCATTGTCATGCCGCCCAGATAAACACATGCCTGCATGACCTGCTCCTGATAAAGAATACAGCCATAGGTATCTTGCGTAAACTGCTGCATAATAGGATGGACGTATTTAACTACCTGACGCCCCTTCTTTCTTTTCACATAGTCTGCACCAATTGTATTCATTGCACCTGGACGAACAAGGGCATTGGAGGCTGCAAGTTCATTGAAGTTGCTAATGCCCATCTTAAGAATAAGGTTTGTGTATGGGGCGGCCTCAGCCTGGAATATACCCTTCGTATGACCAGCAGATATATCAGCAAACACTTCTGGGTCGTCCAGTTTTAAGTTCTGTAGATCAATCACCTCGCCAGTTCTGTTACGAATAATATCTAGAGCGTCCTTGATAACCGTCAGAGTTTTCAGGCCAAGCGCATCGATCTTGATTAGTCCAATTTCAGCCGCCTGCTCCATGTCTACCGCGACAACGGGAATTCTTCCATCACCCTGAGTGTCTTTTCTGGTTTCGATGGGAGCAACATTACTCAGTTCTATCTTAGATGTAACAATACCTGCGGCATGGACGCCAGTGCCTCTGATTCTTCCTCGCAACTTGTCGGCATAGTCTACAACTTCTGGATACTTCTTTCTGAATTCTCTAGTAGACTCTGAACCGATAAACTCATCCCATGTTTCGATATTCTTAAGAGTCTTATTAACGTCTGTTAGTGGGACATTAAGTGCCCTAGCAACGTCACGAACAACACCCTTGTCCTTAAAGGTTAGGAAGGTAGCAATTGAGGCAACATTATGATATTTGTCAATCAGGTGCTGCTTCACTTCTCCGCGGCGACGATCTTCATAGTCTACGTCAATATCAGGAAAGTCGTTTCGTTCAGGATTGATGAATCGAAAGAATAGTAGTCCGTATTCAATTGGATCTACCTCTGTGATGCCTAGTGCATAACACAGCAGACTTCCTGCCGAAGACCCTCTTCCTGGGCCAACAAGAATCCCATTTTGCTTTGCCCAGGCAATCATATTCGACACAATAATAAAGTATGAAGAGAAGTTCTTTGATTTGATAATAGATAGTTCGTCGTTAAGTCTTTGACGATACTCTTCTTTATCCAGCAATCCTCTTTGCTTTAGACCCGCAATTGCTAGTCTTTCAAGTTCTGCATCTGGACTTTCATGGTTGACCGGAAGCAGATCTAGATTTTCTTTTTGCTCGTATTGAGAAACCTTATCCGATATTTCCATGCTGTTGGCATAGAGATCATCACGATAGATTCCCTGAGCCTCCATACGAGTGCGGACATCTGCAAAATCCATAAGCCAGATATCTAAGTCTTTGAAGGACATGCCTCTTTCTCCATAAAGATAGTCAAGTTTATCCATGACATCTGCATACTTCTTGCTGCCTTCGAATGAGGACTCCTTCTGAATCTTGGGATGTGTCCCAAGGATAAGCATGATTTCCTCAGCCACCCGATCCTTAGGGGATGCGTAGTGACAGTCCAATGTCACAGTAGACTTGATGCCAAGTGTGTCTCCTAGTTCTAGCAAAGCCAAATTCAGACTTGCTGGATTGTGTGGCTGCAACTCCATATAAAAGTCTTCGCCAAATACATCCTTAAACCAGAGTGCGTGCTGCTTGGCCATAGCCAGATTACCATTCTCAATGGCCTTGGCAATGATTCCATTCATGCAGCCAGAAAGAACCACAAGATCCTTATTATGCTTTTCTAGCAACTCAAAGTCCATGCGAGGTTTAACGAAGAAACCATCATTCCAGGCCATCTCAGACAGTCTGCTAAGATTGGCCAGCCCATTGTCATTTTTAGCAAGGATGATCAAGTGGTTGTAGATTTGATCGTCTGGTGTACGATCCTTCTTGGATCTCTTATCTAATCTATCTGGTGTAAAGTATGCCTCTAGGCCAAGAATAGGCTTGACTCCAGTTTCTGCACCAGCCTTTAGCAACTCTCTATGTGCGCTTAGGGAGCCATGGTCCGTGATAGACATTGCCCCCATACCAATTTCGGCAGCACGCTGCATAAGTTCTAGTGGAGACGAATATCCGTCTAGAAGTGAGTAATAAGAATGTGAATGATGGTTATGAAACATACCTCTCCAAATAGTAGTGGGCGGTAAGAGTATATCCTACCGCCCACCACAGGGTCAAGAATTACCACTCAACGGCGGCAGATGTTGTTGTATCTACATCAAGGCCCATGTAGAAAGCCTCTTGGTCTGGATAAGAAATATTTCTAATTGCAACCTTGTCCAGTTCAAAAGCCTCAATCGCGGACCAATCAAACTTCTCGCTATCTGTGGCGAGCGGAATGAGTGCGTAACTAGTTTGTGTACCAGTTCCAGAACGCTTGAGTCTCCATGTGAGATTAGTGATTGAGTTTGTGTCTGCTGCATACTCAATAAGCATTGTTGTGGTGGGGGACTTGGAACTTACTCCCTGTGACCAAACTGCTGTGTACTGCTCTCCAGAATTGTCGTCCACCAGAACGTTGCAGTAAAATCGCAGACGCGACTTCCAGCCAGCCTTTGGATCTTTACGATGCATCTCACATCCGAAGCAGCGACCCTCATCATCTAGGGTACAAACAGCCTTACGGCGGTAATCCTTTGGATTGGTGTGCTCTGCAACAACAATTGCCAGACCACGCTTTGGATCGTAACTTGGGGAGTCTGGATCAATTTCATTAATAAAGCGAATCTTTACGCTCTGTCCATCCTCAACCTTTAGCCATCTTGCGCGGGGCGTATCAGAAATTACTGGACGCTCCATCTTCTTCTTAATTCCTGCCAAACCTGTAATAACTCCCATAATATTCCTCCTAGTATTTGACCCTGTAGGTGGGTCGGTTGATTAATTATACCGATATTTCATTATTGGAACAAGCATTTTTCCAGAGCGTCATAATCTCTAAATCGGACAGGTCTCCTATGTCTTTAGCCTCTCCGACATCCATAATAGTTATTTGCTTGTTAGTCAGTTTTTCACTAACTTTTGTTACCATCTTTTGTCCAGCACTATCTTTGTCTGGGCAAAGCATAATCTTATTAGCATACTTATTTAACAGAAGAATCTGATTTCCTGATATATTAGATCCAAGAGTTGCCACGGACGGAATTCCAAGTTGCCAAAGACGGATGCTATCGAAGGTAGATTCTACAACTACAATATCGTTTAACTTAGATCTATTTAGATTGAAAAGAACATGCTTGCGTGGCAAATTAGTTGAGTTCTTAAACGACTTGCCCTCAATAGACCTGGCCACCATTCCAACGTACATTCCGTACTGATCTTGAATAGGAACGGTAACCATGTTCTGCTTGGCAGAATAACCCAACTTCATTTCCATAACCGCCTCCATATAGATCTTTCTACCCCGAAAATAATCTATGGCTTTTTGGTTATCTAAAAGACTTTCATGAAGCCTGAGAATGATTGATGAGTCAAATTCCTCTAATTGGTCATCTGGAAGTTTGCTCAGTTCCATATTCACCACACTTAGTATGTCGGTGGTGGCAGACGCAGAATGAATTACCCTTGACGCCTCAAAGAAGTTTCTCTTAGTTGTCTTCATAACTAGATCCGTCAGGCTGCCGCTTTCTCCGCATGAGAAGCAAATGTATAGCCCGCTAGTCTTGTCTATTTCACATGCAGGAGTATTTACATTGTAGTGAAATGGACAGAAGATCAGATAGTGTGTATCAATCTCGCCGCCCACGCGAACATCGCACGAACGTAGAACTGATGCTATTTGTTCGTCTGAGTAGAACTCTTTGGTATTAGATTGTTTAGTGAAACGCCGTGAAAACATTTGGCCTTTGCCTTTCCTATATAAACCCCATACATGGACAGTAGAAAACTGTACACGCCCTTATCATATTGTAGACTGAACGCAGGCTCTATGTCAAAGTGCGGCACATAGCCCTTTGAGTTCATAACATCAACCAAGTGTTTTTCATATCTTTGTCGGATTGATGGAATGTTTGAGTCAGTATCGATTTGTCCATCGATTTGAAACATTACTATTCTTTTATGTCCAACAAAAAGATTATCCACATGGTTATTATAGCAACTTATAGGTCGTTGTATTCCTTGAATCTGCCAGAGTCAAAGTCTGCTACTAGAATGAAGTCTCCCAGAAAGCCATTTCTATTCTTCCTAAATGCAACCTCAATAGCGTCACTATTCTGTTTCCTGCCAAGAGCAAGAACGAAGTCTGCATCGTAAGCAATCTGCTTTGACCACGCCACCTGACCCAACTGTGGAACAGATTCCAAGTCAGATGCGTCGTCTGGGGTGGCAGACGCAATTGCAATAACTGGAATCTCCTGAGTTATAGCGAGCATCTTAAGTTCTCTAGAAAGATTCTTAATCTTTACAGTCTCATTACTGGTAGTGCCAGCGTTGTCACTCATCAACTGTAGGTAGTCAATGAATACTATATCTGGCTTGTATTGCTCAATCTTTGAGGCAATAAGATTCGGCGTTGTCTCTGAGCCAATCTCATTTGAGATGATTTTAAATGGTGGCTTATTCTTGAGTTCGCGGTCTGCCCAATCACGAAAGTCACTTTCATCCAGCCTGCCAGCACTCATTGCACGGTGAGAAAATATTCCATTGCCAAGAATGGTGAAAACTCTATTACGAACCTCATGCTCAGTCATCTCAAGACTGATAATCATAGGTGTTCTACCTACACGCCAAGCCTGCACAGCAAAGTAAAGTGCAAGCCAAGATTTACCAATTGCTGGGTATGCAAGCAAGACACCCAACTGTCCCTTGGATATTCCCATTGGAAGGCAGGCATCAAATGCTGCGATATTGGTCTTGATACCGACGCATCCATTCTCAGCAGACTCCTTTAGTTTTTCAAAGTAGGAGACTGCATCATCAATATCAGTTACATCGATATCGCGGGCCTTTGAAGTAACCCTGGCAATAGAAGAAATACTGCTAGTAAGTTCTTGTAGCGCCCGTGCTGATTCATTATTTTGCAGAAGCGTAGCGGCAGTTCGCACAGCATTACGCATAGATTCATCAAGATACGACGACCGCAGTTTGTCAATGTGATAGATTGTGGGGCCAGCATCGACTGGATCAAAATCTCTAAATCTAGTAGCAACCAAGTCTGAATCTGGAACCTGCTTGGTCTGAGAGTAGTAGTCTTTGATAAAGCCCCAAACATCAGCACAGTGCGTAATAAGATGGTCTGCACCATTATCATACATGGTGTGGATATCCTTATTTTTACACAGCGCAGAGATAACTTCTACTTCATCACTGTACGCCATTCAAATACTCCCTAGCCAATTCTTGTGTCTTGCGGCGGCGTTCTGCTCTCAGTTCGTCGTCTCGCATCTTCTCGCTCATGATACTCTTAAGTTGTTCGAAGTTAAAGAAAAAGTAGGATAGTGGATGTCCATCCTTATCTGTCTTGAAATAATACTCAAGGCACTGGAGAACAGTGTCGTATCCAAAATCCTCTATGAGAGAAGAGACCGCCCACTTTTCCTTATATTTGTTGATCTCAACCTTGCTTCCATACTTTTCAAGATACATGGCTTCGTACTTGCCAATCACGGCAAATTCTAATTTGAAGGACTTACTTGCCATTCAGATCTTCCTCTATGTCCTGTACCTTTTCAACCAACTTCTTTTCTACATATGCGTATACTCGCTCAAATGCGTCATCTACACTTTCCTTGTCACGAACAAAGTCTTCTATGCCAACATCAACATGGATGCTCTCATAGTTTCCAAGGTTCTTGACGAACTTAAGACCGACGCGAACTCTTGTCGGATTCGACTCCATCTTCCTCACCAACCTCTGCTAATTCCATAACTCCAAAACCAAATGGTGTTTTATTTTCTTCTTCCGCTGCAATGCCAAGCAAATCTTTGGAGACATCATACCAGGCTCTTGCAGTTCTTAGCAAGGCATCTATATCTTTGTTTTTAATTGCTAATTCTGAACTTTCCATTAGGCAAAGAACAGCGGCAATGAGAGTGGTATCTCCACTAATTGTTTCATCACCAATAAAGTCAACCAGCCTTTCTTGTCTACTTTTCTTCTTTTTGAAAATCAAAATTCTATTGTCCTCCAAACTGGTATGAACTCGCCATCATCGTTTTGTATATACAAAACTTCTCTACGACCTAGCCTAGCATCCACTTCTTCTTTTGTCACGGAGTCTCGCTTGGGTGTGATTGCTCCATCATTTCTTGGTCTACCAAAATGAACGTTAGCAAAAAAGTCTTGTAGATTTAATATGTCGTCATCACAGAAGTACCAGTTTCCTAAACTGCCTGCCTGTTGTGGGCGAGGAAGTTCACCAGAACTTACATACGATCTAATTCTGTCTGGATGCCTTCTAATAATTTTTGCAGCCTCTCCAATGGTATAGGCTCTTTGCATATAAGGTTTTATAGACTTATATGGATACCTAACTATTTTGTCTTGAATATAGTTAAATGTAGTTATGACATCTGCTGGCAAATTGATATGAATCTTTTCATGCAATTCGCCATTGATGAAAACTTTTCTAGAATGTTTCTTTTTCTTCAGTGCCCCATACTGCTTAGGTGAAGAAACTTCTTTTCTACCTTCTGTATCCATACTCCAAATGCTCCATGATTTTGTGGATGTCTAAAGACCCATCTTTTGCCACAGCACAAGCAGTAGAGTTCAACATGTATGTCGCTTCCTAGAGACCTATCAATCAAAACTCTGCCGTCGCACTTCTTGCAATACATTATGCCTGGAAAACCTTACCATCAACTACACATGTATAATCATGAATTTGAATTAACTGCATATGTGGGTAGTCATCAACAACGTGGGCGATGGCGAAGCCTGCCTGCCAGTTCTTCTGAATGCTGTAATCCATTTGTGACTCATCACAGAGATGCCCAATTTCATATCCACGCAACTCTTGTCCAGTTAGATTATAGGTCATAAAGTACGCACCCATTCTATGTGAGTGGCCGCGAACTAGAGATACGCCCCAATTGTTTACATCATTACGAACCGACTCTCCAGAGTGCTTGGAAATTGATTCTCCGTGGTGACCATACATGTCACCGAACCTTTTAACTGGCGGATCTTGATATAGATGCCACTGGAATCCAGCACCCTCATAGTCATATAGGGACTGAGGTGTTACATAGTCAAGCACCTGTGGGGCCTTCTTTGCAAGATAGTCACCATGCCTTGTCCATCCATGATTTCCATCATGGAAGTGGCAGTCTGCACTTGGCACTATCTTTCTAATGTCCTTGAGAAACTGACGAGTCTCACGAACCCCGCCATCCTCAAGGGACACAGACATTTCTAGTGGCTTGTCTGCCGCCCACCGACTTGTTGAGTCGGCGTCATCAATATCGCCAAGCAAATCAACTGCATTTGGCTTGAACCATTTCATAACCTTTAGAAATAGTTCTACTTTTCTTGGGTCATGTCTTGGAAAATGCACATCTGAGCACATCATCCACTTTATGTCGTTATTCACGATTAACCTTTCTTCTGCATTTTCTAGAGCAGAATGTTCGTTGTGCTTGGGTATAAATCGGCACAGTAAAGATATTACCACAGCCATGACACTGTTTGTCAACTCTTACTGGCTTGCAGTTTACACTACACCGTGATCTATTCTTTATAACATGTGGTGGTGCATAGAATACCACATGACACTTCTTACATTTCTTTGATAACCAATGTGGAAAAAGACGGTATCGTGATACCGTCTTCATTCCGTGCGCTTTATCGTGCTGCGTTCTGCTACACACGAAAAGATTTTCTATTCTGTTGTCGGATCTTATTTCATTTATATGATGAACTGTTTCCCTATCAAAAAGCATTCTATTCAAATGTTTTTCTACAACAAGGATGTGTTCATAGTATTTGCCGTCGATAGATTTCGGGTGGTCGGACTCCACCATAATATACTTAGTGCTACGTTGTCGAACCTTTTCCGATGGCAATATAATTCACTTTTATTTGTGTGTTCTTGGCACTTGCCTTTAGGACATCTACTCTACATTCAAACTGTCCCTTGGACACCTTGCCAATGGATACTGTAGCATAAGGAGCATTAAGAATGTCTTGTCCTTGTGCATCAAGATCCGCGATGCTGGCAACAACATGTGGAACCTGACCAAATGTGGCGGCAGGAAACTTGATGTTATCTTTATATGTTTGCTTCTCACCAATATTAATTATTTGACTATCACAAACAACTGTAATTGTTTGTAAATTGGTAAGGCCAGATCCAACCACTGAAATTTTTTGTGAGTTGGCTCTCCTATTGCCATTGATTTTTGAGTCAAGGTCGTTTACGACCTTTACAAGTTGTTGTAAAAAGTCATATGTTATTGGCTCGCCATCGCTTATACTAAGATTACTCATCCACCTGTGCCTCTAGTTCAATGATTCTCTTGTCGCGGGCCTGAATTTGTTCGGTGGCCTGGGCCTTTAGCACCGCCAACTTTGTTTCATAGTCGCTAGTCATCTGACCAATACGATTCTGTAGTTCCTGTACAACGAGTTCTAGTGTGTTAGACATTATTGTTCTCCGATTCTTGTTGTGGCGGATATAGTATAGCATCAACCTCAGTCTTTTTCTTAGAGATTGCTATCATATCCTGTATTTTTGAGTTAAAGGTATTTATATTGTAGTTGCTTTCTGCTATGGAATCAACAGTTTTTTGAAATCCTGCCGCTAGTGCGGCTGAATATTCTACTAGTATGTCTTGAGAAATTATATTAATATAGTCTTGTATTGGGGCCTCATGGTCAGAAACCACCTGGCCATCCTTAGACACAACCATATGAATACATGGTATCTCACAATCTGTATGCACAACAAAGTCTATATTCATTACCTCTCCTTGATTTCTATATTCTACCATGCAATATATGAAAGTGGAACAGAGTTTCCTAGGGCCACCGCGACACCGGCATTCGTTTCAACATAGCCACGAACATATCCAGGAGATGCTGCACCATTAATTCCAGTATCAAGCGCGGCCACTATTAGTCTTGGTGCCGTTCCTCTAGATGTGGCAACAAATCCATTTATAGAATTTCCTGGATTTACTGCTAAAACAAAGAATCCTGCAACAGAAGATGTATTAGGGCTTGGTGCTCCATTATACTTAACCATTCTGGAAACAAATGCTGTTGTGGCAAGAGATGTGCTATCATCTCCAGATGCTTGTGTTGTAGAGGTTCCAGTAATTGTGCCACCAAAAGATGCTGCTCCAGTAACATATGCTCCACCAACGACATGCAATGCTGAAGCGGGAGTAGAAGTGGCAATTCCTAGTCTTTGTGTGCTAGTTAAAATTGCTGCTAGTGTCGATGTGCCAGCAGAATTTCCTGTGTAGAATTGAAGACTGGACGGTATCCCACCAGCCACGCTCTGTCCAGCACTTTCTGATGTAATGTATGCTGAGTTGGTGGCTGTACCAGCAATACTTGGACCCTGGAACATAATCGTACCAAGATCCATTCCAGAAGTAGCAGAAGCAGAGGCACCAAAGTTTTTTCTAAATAAGAAATATGCTGCATTGTCTAAACTGTTTGTATTTTCTAAAATTAATTGAGGAGCGAAGTTTGATGAATTTGATATTGTTACGTTACCAGATCCATTAATTGTTCCTCCAACTGCAAGATTGGAAACTATGCTTGCCGTTGTTCCAACGTAAAGTGACGATATGGCGCTAGCAGCGCCTACGGAACGGAACGTTCCTCCAACTGCAAGATTGGAAACTATACTTGCTGTTGTTCCAACGTAAAAAGATGACAGGGCGCTAGCAGCGCCACCAATATAAAGTGACGACAAGGCGCTTGCAGCGCCCACGGAACGGAACGTTCCTCCAACTGCAAGATTAGAAACAATACTCGCTGTTGTTCCAACATATAGTGTTGAATTTGCACTAGCATTTCCAACTAGAACCGCGTCCCCTCCAACTCTTAATGTAGAGGATATGCTTGCTGTTCCGCCCATAGTTGTATTTCCACTAATGCTGGCGGTGCCAATAACTGTTAGTGGATTAGTTGGGGATGTAGTTCCTATGCCTACTCTATTATTAGGAGAATCTACAAACAGTGTTCCACCGTCTACATTAAGACCTGCGTCAATAAGCACCCCAGAAATTCCAGCAACGTGAAGTGCAGAGGCTGGTGTGACAGTTCCTATTCCTACTTCATTGTTTGTTGCGTCTACGAATAAGGTGTTAGTATCAACGGTTAGATTTCCATATAAAGTTGTATTAAGATTTTGATCTATTCTTAGACCCAAGTCATTATTCCCATTTGCTATATAAACATTATAGTTCGACACAGCGCCGTCATAATTTATAGAAACCACATCAATATTATTTGACAGCGAGGCCAGAGCATCAACCCCTATAGCAATATTTCTTGATCCTGTTGTACTTGCTTTTAGGGCATTTTTTCCAATAGCAATGTTTTGAGAGACAGTGTTAGAATAAAGGGCAGATGCACCAATTGCAATATTATCCTCGCCACTGGTGTTACTCTGTAATGCCCCAAATCCAACTCTAAAATTAGTATTGTTGCCACTACCAATTCCAACGTTAGTGCCATTAATGAGTGAATCTCCAATAGACGCTGAAATAATAGACGCAGAATCAAATACCGGATCAACCGCCTTAAGTATTCCAGTATATGTTAAGGAAAATGGAGAAGTTAATGGATCGTTACCAACCCATATAGAATATGTTGGCCGATTGGCACTAAGATTTAATAGACCAAATCTGGTTAATCTTATTGTTCCGTTGCTTTCTAAAATAACACTAGCACCAGCAGTGCCACCTATAATTGAACTTGCAGTTAGTTGCCAGCCACCTAAAGAGCCAACTGATGCTGTGATGTTTTGAGCATTAACCGATCCTGTGAATTGACCAGAATTAGCGGTAATATCGCCAGTTATAGAGGCACCAGTTGCAGTTAAAAATCCTGTGCCAGACACTCTGAATGGG